AGCTTCCGTGGCCGTGGCCCGAACATCTGCGTCAAGAAAGGCTACGCGGCCTTCAAGGGCAGTTACGTCATGGCCGAGGACAGCATGAAGAAGCTGGTGACGCAGTATATCAACTCGGACATCCGTGCCCAGTTGTATCTGCGGAGTGCCAGCAAGTTCACTGCGAACGCCAACTACGATTTCAATTCGCTGTTCTCCGGCGGGTTGGAAACGGATCTCGGCGTGAAGTTCCAGCCGCTGCTCCCCACAGGTCCCATGACCTTCAAGGCGCTGCATTACATCGCCCGCTACCTGCGGGAAGTGTTGTTCGGCGAGTGGTATTCCGCTGACAAGGGGATGCCTCACTTCCGCTTCATCGGCAGTTCGGATCAGGTGGAGTATTTTCGCTCTGAGGTTGGTGTCCAGAACGTGATGATCGGCCTCACGACTGGCGGCTACCAGCTTGGCGAAACGACCCTCACCGCTTACAGTTTCGAGCAGTCTCCGGCTTACCGCGGGATTGCTTTCGGCGTGGATCAGCGTCCCCTCCGTGCAACCGGCTTCAATCCGGACGGCACGCTGGCTCTGGTCAACCCCGTCACCATCGTCTCCAACCCCGCGCGCGGGACTGCTTTCGCGAAGCCGAATCCGGCTTGGCTGAGTGCCCCCTATGAGGTTGGCACGCTGATCGCGGATGGCAGCTTCGAGCGGCTGGTGCCCGAAAAGTATGTCGGCGAAGGTTCGTTCAAGTTCGCGCCCCAGCTTCACATGGGCGAACTGGAATGGCACTACATCATCGACAACCAATGTAACGCTCGCGGCGATTTCGGGTGGCATCAGTATCAGATCACCCGCGCTTATCGCCCGCTGCGTCCGCAACACATCATCCCGATTCTGTATCAGCGCTGCACCGCTGACCTGGGCTTGGTGAACTGCATCACCACGAATGCCTCCAGCTTCTCTGGTGCGTTCAGCTACACCACGATTGGGGTGTGCGGTGACGTTGAGACGCCCATCGTGCACGGCTCGCCTACGGACCCGTTTGATACGGATTCTTCGGTCGGCCCGCTCGCTGGATCTCAGGCTTACGACGGCAACTCCTACGCGGGTAGCACGCCTCCATAAGCCAACGTAACCGCCCATCGGGGTAAGGGAACACCGAGGGCGTCGCGGGGAAACTTGCGACGCCCTCTTTTTCCGAAAGCAGTGGATCGGTGGACAGTATGATGACGAGATTAGTGGGATACGCGGCGAGTATGCCGGCCTTTTTGAGTGTGGCAGCCGTGGACATCCTGAGAATGTCAGAAGCGATTAAGGTCCTGACACTGCTTTTCGGTTGCGCAGTCTCCGGCACAATGCTGGTGTATTGGATCATCAAGACCCGCCGTGAATGGGTCTCCGAGAAGACGGCAGAATTGAAATTGAAAGAATCGGAGCAAAAAGCCAAAGACGTGATCGCGGCTGCGGAAAAAGAGGCCGCGCAGAAGTTGTTAGTCGCAGCCCGGCTGGCAGCGTCCAGCCAAACCCCAGCAATAAAATGAAGATTCCCCTTATCCTCCTCCCCCTATCTCTTGCCGTCCTCCTCACTGGATGCCTCGGCAGCCTGATTCCCAAGCCGGTCGAATTCGATCAGGCCAAGGTTCAGAAATTCCCTGAGCAGAGCCCAGCGCTCCGGGAACTTGAACGCGAAGCGATCTACCAGTCGCACGAGAAAGCCACCGAGACGGTGGTGGCTGCGCTCAAGGAGCAGGTCACCACGAATGTCCTTGCTCCGGCAAAGGACACCATGAAGCTGACCCAATCTGCCTTGGTTGCCGCCGGACCGCCGGACAAGATCCCCACCGTAACCGCTGACGTGCTCGCGGACAAGGTGACTACCGAGGTGGGCGACTACAATAAGAAGGTGGACAAGTTTGCCGCGCGAGACGACAAGTATGCCGGCAAGAAAATCGAGGGAACCGGGCTTATCCAGGTCCCATATTTTCTCTGGATCGGTGGGATTCTCGTGGTCCTGGTTATCATCTATTTTGTCGGAAAGACCGTGCTCACTGGCGCCGCGGTGGCGAATCCGAGCGCTGCGGTGGGCCTGAACGTGGTCAACGCGGCACAGTCGGTGCTGGCCTCGGGGTTTTCTCAGGTGGTCAAGGGCGGCGAGGATTTCAAGGCGTGGGTTACCAAGGAAGTGACCGATTCGGGTTTGCAAACCAAGATCTTGAACGCCTTCCAGACTACGCAAATGAAGGCCCAGGACCAAACAGTGCAGAACACAATTGCGGCGATGACCAAGTGACGTATGCCTGGAGATACCAAAGATTGCGGAAACTGCGGGGGCGGCCAGCACTCGAACCCGAACCCGATTGACTACTGCGGGCGCGAGCAAATCGGGTGCGACAATCCATGCCGGCGCGGACCGAGAAACTCGGCCCGCTGCGAGTCGTTGCCCAGTCAGATCGAGAATTTCACCACCCAGTTTTTCGGCACCGTAGTCAAGACGGAGATTAACGGGGTGGTAACGTGGTCTTTGCCGTGCCAGCTTGATGTTGGTCTCCCGGGCAACCCGCGCGGGGTGGACGAAGGGCTGGCCTGCTACTTCCTCCGCCTGTTCAGCGATGGGCTCGGCGGCCTCAAGGGTGACCCGGGCGCCCAGGGTCCCGCCGGCACGAATGGCACCAATGCCTTCACGGTTGTAACGCAGGGCTTCAATCAGCCCACCGCTCAGAATCCGCTGGTGCAGTTTGTGGTGACGCCCAATCCCGCGATCATCGCGGGAATGAATATTTTCGTGGCCGGCTCCGGTTACTACCTCGTGACTTCAGTGCTGTCTGGCGGGGTGGTGTTTGCCACATTCCAGGTGGCTGCCCCGAATCCGGTGGCCTACGTCCAGGCGGGCTCACTCGTCGTCCCTACCGGCTCCAATGCGGTCGGGCTCCAGGGTCCCCAAGGTGTAGCGGGCCAGACCGGCCCGCAGGGCATCGCCGGCCCGCAGGGAACCCCCGGCGCTAGTTATACTGCGCAGAATGGGTATGTTTACGCGACGACTTCGAACGCGCCCTACTCGCTCACCACATCCTATGCACCGCTAAACTTCGGCGGCCTATATCTGGGGTTTGTTCCTCCGGAAAGCGGCACCTATTTGGTGACGGCGACGATCCCGGTGACTACAACTGTCCAGACGGCCCAGACCACTCCCATCAACTACGCTCCGGAGTTGGTGTATGCCAAGTTTAAGTTCACCAACGCGACTACCCTAGCGGACGTGGCCGGATCAGAATCGTATTGCGCTTTCGTTTTCCAGGGCACCGCGCAGGTCCAGGCGCAGCAGGTGACGATCAATGCAATCTGCCAAATTGGGCAGGGCGAATCCTTGGTGGCTACTGGGATTGTCGTTGCCCCTCAGCCGGGGGCGGTCCTTGGGCTGGCATGGGCTACCATCGGTCAAGCATCTTTGTCATGGGTCCGAATCTCTTAGGCACGGTCGGCTCGAAACGGTGCAAGGGGATGCACCCGGTTATCCGTGACCGGCAGGCGAAAATTGTGGACCATTGCAAGCGGGAGCGCGGCGGCACGAAAACAGTGGGTGCCCCAGAATACAAACTGACGGTGACAAACTATCCGGACCCAAACGCGACATAATATGGACAACGATCACGAACACACTGACCTGGGCGTCAACCAGAAGGACATCTATATGGGTGAGGGGTTATCCTCGCCAGCCCCCTCGAAGGACGAGCCGGAGAAAGTTTATCCCAGTTTCCACTACTCCGGCCCGAAGGAGCTTCACCTGCCAGACGAGGGCAAGATGGAGATCCATTTCTGCAAGACTTCCGAGACCAGCCGCACTCGTAAGGATGGCAGCCACTGGTATGAATGTTGCATTGAGGTGAAGTGTTTCGGCAAGGTGGAAAGCGAAGACGGCGAGGAGAAGGAACCGAAAGCGGACGAAGCGCTTGACATCATCGCCCGCGCGCTGGGCAAAGAACGCGAGGAGTATTGATGATCCGCGTGGATGAAATATACGACGAGGCCCGGAAGATCATCGGCACCTGCGATGATCTGAAACTTTTTCGGTGGCTCAGTGACGCGGTCGGGATGATCGCGAACAAGGAAGACCTTGAGGGCTGGAAGGGTTACCTGGACATTTGCACCCAGGGCTGCGGCAGTTGCACTGCCGGCACCACATGCAATAATCCCGCCGGGTGTGGCCGGCGCTGTGTTGCTTTGCCTCGCGAGGTGGACACGGTGATTGGCGTCAACATCGGCGGTCAGCCGGTGTTGGGCCGGAGCCAGTTGTTTTCCTTCCATTTGAATGGCCCCGGCGACTGCCGGACTATTTGTGAATGGGCTTGGTCTGACCAAGGGAAAATGCACTGCACTTATCGCGAATTGACGGAGCCCGCGAAGCTGGTGGCGCATCTCCAAACCTCGGCAGACAACGGCGCCCAGGTGCTGGTTTATGGGTATGACGATCACGGGAATGTGTTGCGCCGGCAGGATACCAACGGGGCCTGGATCAACGGTTATCAGATCCCTACGATCTATGGCGTAGCGGTCCCCGAGGTGGGTGCCCCGGTGATTGCGCGTGTAACTCAACTTTACAAGCAGCCAACTGTGGGCAGCGTTCGCCTTTCGACCATCGACGACAGCGGAGCGACGGGAACCTTGCTCACCGTGATGGAGCCGGACGAAACCCTCCCGCAGTATCGACGGATTCAACTCAATCGCTCGTGCAATTGGGTTCGGATTGCTTACCGCAAGACCAATCCCATTTTCACCTCGAAATACGATCATATCCCTTTGAGGAGTCGATTAGCGATTCTTGTTGCTCTCCAGGCGCGCAAGCATATCGCGGACAATCAGATTGCCGAAGCACACTCTTACGAAGCGGACGCTGCCCGCATGGAGTTGGAAGCCCAGCAAATGGCTGAGGCGCCCCTGTTCCATCCTGTGCAGGTTGTGGATATGTCAAACCCTCGCGACAAATACGATTACGACATCCGCTAACGCATGCCTCCAAGCCCGAGCACCAGGATCATCGACAACGATGGGACGTTCTTTTCCGGCGTAAAGTCGGATCAGGACCCGGGCCAAATTCCGCTTGGCTACTCGTGGATGGCGGTCAACGCAATCAACATCGGCGGCACTTGGTCGTGCCGGCCCGGCTATCGGTGCGTAGTCCCGCTGCCTGATGGAAACCTTCAGGGAGGCTTTATTTTCCGGCCCGGCGGGAGCCTGGAGCAGTGTGTGGTCGCGGTGGACGGAAAGATCTACGTCGCCGATTGGCCTTTCGTCAATTTTCAGCAACTCACCAATCTCCAATTTTCGCCTTACGCCCGGCAGATCTTCTGGTGCCAAGCTACGCAGTCGGCTGAGCGGATAGCCCCCGACGGTGTTTCTCCTGGAACCGGACCAGCACCAGCGATCAAAGTCATCACACCAAAAGCGGTTGTGATAATCCAGGACGGGGGATTGACCGCGCCGGCTTATTACGATGGCGCCAACTCTGGGCATTTGGCGGGAGACATCTATGGAATTCCGGCGGGTGGGGACATGGCCTGGGTGGGGGATCGCCTCTGGGTTTCTTCGGGTCCCCAGGTTCTCGCCAGCGACATCTCGAACCCGTTCAGTTTCCGAGAGACGGGTTACCTGGGCGGCCAAGTCTCGTTTTACTTTTCTTCGAACGTCACCGCGATGGTTGTGACCCCCAGCACAGAGTCGCCGCAGTTGATGGTCTTCACGGACACTGACGGGTCACTAATTCAGGCCAACATCCGGGATAGGAGCCAGTGGACCACGACGCCTAATTTTCAAGAGCAGGTGATTGCTGTGGGGTGCCCGTCCTCGAAGTCTTGCGTGACGCATTATGGCCGGCTCGCGTGGTTCTCCCCTACGGGAATCGCGTTCTACGATCCGGCGCTCAGTGGCAAGATCACAAGTCGCCTTCCGGTGCGAGATAATGAGATGCTGGTGTCCAAAGCCGTCTTATCTGACGACTTAACGCAAGTGGCTACGGGAATTTTCGGCCAGTGGATGCTGGTTTCTTTGCCGGCAGAGGACGTTTACAACCGGCACACTTGGGTCCTTAACCACGCCAGCCTCACGACTCTTGCAGATGATTCGGGTCCCTCATGGTCCGGCTACTGGATTGGCACGCGTCCGGTTGAATGGATGTATGGCCAGATCGCGAACACTGAGCGGATTTTTCACGTCTCGGTGGATTACGACGGGAAGAATCGTTTGTGGGAGTGCTTCCTTCCGGACCGGCTCGACAATCGGTGCCCCATTACCTGGGGGATCTTTACGCGCGGCTACTTTGGCGCTACGGCAGCGATTCAGGAAAAGCCCCCAGGCACCCGCTGCCGGCTGTTGTGGACCGACATCGCGTTCGCTGGCATCGAGGAGAACGTGAACCTGGGAGTTTTCTATGCCGGCGGCACGCGAGGTGCATACCAGCAGATTATGAATAAGCTGGTTGCGGTAAGCAAGGGTAGCTTGTCCTACGATCAGCAACTCGACGCCAATTCGACTATCTACGGATTCAAGCCGCAATCCCGGACGCTGCGCACGGAAGACGCGAATCAGCAGGCGCCCAGCGATAGCTCTGGTGCGTGCTCAGTGGAAACATGGGACGAGGACAGTATTGACCGGAATTTTCAACTGCTGATTGTGATGCACGGCCCCGGGACTATCAAGTGGATCAGGCCCTTCGCGATGCTGGTGCCCGAAGATCTCTCCGGCGATGCTAGGGCTTGCGACGATGAAACCGGCATTCGTGCGGTCCGGTTCGATGGGGTGGGAGTGAACGCGGACAGATACGCGGATGCCGTCGCGGAGTTGGCTGCGGCGCCGCTCGCAGATTACAAGTCCACTCAGACCAAGATACTGGATCAAGGCGGCTTCGAGGCAGCCGGTGTCGGAACTGCTGAGAGCATGGTTTCGCAGAGTGCTGCGGATAGAGTGGCAACAATAATCGCCACCCGGATGGCGGAGAATGAGCTTGGGATGCTCCAGCCGCCGGTCACTTCGATAGGCAAGACATGAACGCCGTTCTTGATGTCTTGAAGTTGCGAAACGTATTGCTCAACTACGTGTCGCCCCCGGTGTGCCAGATCATCTCTACCAGTGGTAGCGGTGCGGGTTCGATTTCAGTGGAAGCAAACTACGGGACTCCAGATCCTGCCGGTGTTCGGGTGACAGGTGCGTATGGCCAGTTTTTGCAATGGGACCCACCTCCGGGGCTCGTCTGCACCTCTCTTTATGTGGCGCAGAACCCAGACGACCCCGAAGGTCCTTACACGGAAATCTCAGAGTGTTGCCCGGTGGGGACGGTAACTGTTTGCAGTGTTGGGTGGTGGACCTATACAACCACGAATAGTAGCGGCGTGGAAAGCGCTCAGTCGGCTCCGGTGTTTTCTTCTGGATCGGAGCCAGTCCAGATCGCGATACAGATGCACGCGGGGGACACCGGATACACTCTCTACCGTAATCCAGACCCAACGAATTCAGCCGGGGCTTATTCGCCAATGTTGTCTGGCGTCACCCCGATAGGGTTTGAAATCTGTGGATCGGACAACTGTTACCGGATTCAGACTATCACGGACAATGGGGCCTCCAACCTAAGCGCGCCGATTTGTCCAAACCCTTTGACGTGCTCACCGCAAGTGTGCCCTCCTGGGTATTCATGGGACCCAACCACTTGCTCGTGCGCCCCGGATATGGCGGCAATCGTATCTCCGGATTTGCGGTCTTGCTGGGGTGGAAGCTACGCGGAATCTTTTTCCGTCTCGAACGGCGATCACCTTCCGTATCTTTGGTCTTTGGCATCTGGGTCGGTAATTCCTTCCGGAATGGCGCTTAATCCTAACGGGCTATTGGGCGGGGAACCAAACGTCCCTGGGCTAAACAACTTTAC